CTGACTGTACGTACTTTAAGAGGATTTATTAATTCTAATACTGGCTCATTTTGTATAATCTCTGTTTGATAGATTTCTTCTGCCATAATAAGGGCGTTTTTAAACCCTTCATTAAATTTAGATGCAAAATTTTGTTCCTCCCAATAATGTTTTAATATCTGTGTGCCTAGTTTTTCTTTTAAGTCCTGCCAGTCATATGTCATATAATCCTGTAGTTCTTGTATCTTAACCTGAAGCTCTTCATCTTTATAATTAGCTTCTAGCATTTCTTGTAATTTAGAAAATAGTAAAGCTTTTTTATCTTCTTCTTTCTTAGTTATAGCATTACTATTAGTAACCATTAATCTCCAATCAAACCTACGTTTTATTTCTTCACCTAATAATAAATCTATCTTAGGTACTATAATAGGGTGATGAGGTATATTATCTGGTATAAAAGAAGCTTCTAATTGATGAGGATTAACTAATTCTGTTAAGTCTCTAACATCAACCTTTCCATTATACAGATTTAAATTAATAACTTTATTAGATAAACTTTTTCTAACTTTACTATTATTATAGAAAGAAAACTTATCTGCAAAGTCAATATTACTTTTTCTCCACTTTTTCCCTTTAGCACTATAGCTAAGTTTTTGTTGTGGTTGTTTTATATTTAATATTCTAGACATATTTTACTTTATTAAAACTTATAAATATAATCAATTAATTCTTAAAAGTCAAGTAAATAATTAATTATTTTTAATTCTTCCTTATAATCTCATAGCTATTTAATACTCCAATCAGTTTTTAACCCGTTATAAGTATTCCTATAATTTTTTTGAAAAAATGGGTCATTTGATAACTTTTTAAGTTTAGTATCTTGGTTCTTTTTAGCTGCTGCAGTTCTTTTAACTCTATCTTCTCTTAGTATAAATAACATAATACCTGCTGATACCCTATCAAAGTTACCATCAGCATTCCACTTTATACACTCCTCTATATAACCTAAACTTCTTAATCTATGTAGATTTAATCTATTATCCTCATCATCACCGTATGCTTTAGATACCTGCCAGTCTGCTTGTAGTAATCTACCCCATGAGTTAACTGGTGCACTTGCTCTTGTACCTTTAGCTCTATTACCATATAAATTAGTAGCTTTAACAAACTCCATATCCCGTAATATCTGAGGTGTATCAGCTAGATAATGTAATGCATTATGCTTATCAAAGTAACTAAATAAACCTTTTAAGTTCATCTCGTAGTTGGCTTCAGCATTATAAAATTTTAAAGTTCTTAATGCTATTTCATAAGCTTCATTAGCTGTACGAGGTCTACCTGAATATTCAGCTACTATTCTATCAGTAAATGTATCCATTACTAACATACTAAATAAAGAAGCACCCGCATCTGCGTCAATAGGGTCAATTCCTGCTATATATCTACCTCTAACTATATGCCCCTCTGAGTTTTTACGAGGCATTTCAAATATTTCTAAAGCTCCAGTTTTATCACCAGACCCTACATCATATGCTCTTAGTGGATGTATATCTGCATTAGGTTTCCATACTAATTCTCCTGCAGGATTATATACTAAATTACCTACATAATGTTCAGCTAAAAAACTTTCCTTTTTAACTGCTACTCTTTCAATATATTCTTTTAAATCAGCTACAGGAAATACAGTTCCTTCTGTACGCATTATAGCTTCTTGAGGTGTTATAGGTTCCTCTGCTTTCTTCTGTGTTATAGCTAAAGCATCACTAGAACTATATTTTACTTTATATCTATCAAGACATATTTCAATTAAAGATTTAATAACATCAGGCTCTCCAACTACTTCATCATAACACTTATTTCTATTCATATATCCACCCCAAAAGAATCCACATTTAGTAGAGCCATCTGTATTTTTATCAAACACATTTGGTATGCCATATATATTATAAGCATCAGGGCTATAGAATAGTTTTTCAGAACCTTCAAATGAAGCTCCTTCTACACCACCAGTACCACCAGCAAGCATAAATCCAGAAGCTATACTACCATCTTCCACTGCTTTTCTATTTACGTTCCAAGCTTTTTCTAAATTTGGAAATAAACCATCTTCTTCATAATGCACTAAAGGTCCTCTAATACCCCTTGCTTTATCAGGATTATCTTTTAAAGATATACCAAATACAGAAGATAATAAACCTTTTCTTAAACCATATTCATCTTCAAATCCAAGCTGAACTTCCATAGCTCTTTTACCATCTACTAATCTCATTCTAGGGAAAGGTGTATGTGTAGCAATCCAATCTAAATTATCTAAAACTTTACCCCAGATACCCTTATCACCAGATAAGAATGTTTTTTCTGATGCTAAATGGAAATTAGGGTTTTGTGGACCAGGCAATACATACATATTTCTTGGACTCCAAGACGCTGTTTTTAAACTAAAACCTACACCCCTGGTTTTCAATAACTTACCGTGCTGCCCTTCTTCCTTAGCTGCATGTACATAATGATGAAATAGATAATCACCTAACCAAGGTCTTGGGAAATCCCTTACCCTATCAGCTCTTTTTCTACTTTTGGTTTTTTTATCTTTCTTGGTTAATGGTATTTGGACATAATTCCAATAAAAATATAACTCTCCAGGTATCCATTCACCATCTGGTCTAACTACCCCATATTTCCACTTTTCTAATTCATTCCTCCAAAACTGGGCGTACTCAGACTTAGGATTACCATTAGGTATTAAATTAGTATATCTTCCGTTTTTATTAAAAAAAATAGCTCTTTCCCTAAAATAATCCATATCCTCTAAGATATGTGGATTAGTTATATCAACGACACGTCTACCATCTTCATATGGTACTTCTTTTCCATCATCATTAATATAAGTCATAAAAGGTTTGTCTTTAATGAATCCTCTAACATCTTCATGAGCTATTAGATTTTGAATCATTTTGACTTGTGATATATATTCTAATACATCTTGCCAAACCTCTTTTGGTACAGACTCTTTTAACTCATCAGTTAGTAGAGTCTGATAGCTATTCATTTTTATGTCCATCTTTGATTGTTTTGTACAACTGCCTTTACAGATAATATAGTTTTAGCTATTGATATAGCGTTCTTAAAAGCTACTCTTGTAACTTTAACAGGGTCAATAATACCTTCTTTAATGAAGTCTTTTGTATAGTCAATTACTGCACCGTTTTCTATAATAGTTTGCTTTGGGGTTAATAAACAAGATTTAAACATATTATCTGTAGTAATTGATAGTAACTGTAATACTTTACCACCACCTTGAATAATACCCTCCTCAATAGCGCAAGATACAGCTAATACAGCATCATCGTATCTATCTTTCCTCTCTTTCATTTCTATTTCAGAAGAGCCTCCAGTTTTGATAATAGCTATACTACCAGATAAATTATCTATTCTCTCTTGAGTAAGTTTCTTTTGGGTCTTATTTAAATCCTGTAAGCTGTTTTTTAAATCCTCTGCTCTCTTTTGTGTTTGTGGCGTGTAAATATCTCTTGTAATAATAGTCTTATTCTGGGTTACAACTAAAGAATTAATAATACCAAAATGTTTACCAATAATAGATTTACTAGGGTCTATAACTTCACTATCAGTAAAAACAGCTAAATCACTTAATAAGTCTTTTCTGTGTGTAGCAAATCCTGGTGATTTAATTAAAGCTATTTTAAGCCTTCCTCTATTATAATTCTCCCTAATAATAGATACTACTTCATCTGAGAAGTGGTCTGCTATTATAGCTATACCATCTTTATTTTCTTGTAATAATGCAGCTATATTTTGTAAGTCTGTTAAATGACCATCTATAATAACTAAAGGAATATTCTTATACTCAATAGATTGTTTAGAAGGGTTATTTATCAATGCTTTATCAAAAAAGCCAGTATCTAATTGCATACCATTAATAACCTCTAAAGAGTCTATTTCATTGTCACTTTCTTCAACTTTAACTATATTAGCTTTACTATATGCTGAATCTATAATACTACCCATGAAATTATCGCCATTTGCAGCTATAGTAGCTACGAATCTGATATCTCTTGGTTTTATTTTTTTAGAGTGATTATTTAACCCTTTCAAGACATAGCCTTCAAGGTCTTCTAATTCTTCTTTAATCTTTGTATAACTTATATCTTCAGTATTCATAATAGCGAAACCTCTTTGTATAAGAGATTGTGCAAGTACTGTTGCTGTTGTTGTCCCATCACCTGCCTCATCTACTGTATTCTTAGCTACTTCTTTAAATAAGTTTGCTGCTATATTTTTAATTGGGTTAGTAAATACTATGTCTCTAGACACAGAAAAACCATCTTTAGTGATATATGGTATACCGTTATTGTCAGTTATAATAACTGTACTACCTTGAGGTCCCATAGTTAATTTAACTGTATTAGCTAAGTCATTTATACCTTGCATTAATAACTTTCTAGCTTCTAATGC